TTAAAACAAACTATTGATGATTATTATGTAAAAGGAATGGGCTGTATAATGGCTTATCCAGATATGAATGGTGATTTTGGTAAAGGTGAAGTATGCCTTAAGTCTGTAGACCCAATGGATGTATATATAGATCCTTCTTCTAGAGATCCTTTCTGTCAAGATGCTAATCATATTATTATTGCAAAAAAAACAATGCAATCTCAGTTATTACTTAAATATCCTGATTATGAAGAACAAATAAAGAAAGCAGATCAAACTAGCGTTTTAAGTAACTATCCAACATCTAGAGATAATTCAGAATACAATCAGCAAGTTGGTCCTTATAACAAAGGCACAACTATGAATGCTCGTGATGAAGATAGAGAATTAGAAGTAATGGAAAGATTTACTAAAGTTAAAATGCCTATGATCAGAGTATATGATCCTTATGAGCCAAGAGAACGTGTATTAAGTGAAGAGCAATTTCAAGAGTATTTACAGAATCCAGCGTTTGTTGTGCACAAAAGAGGTCTTGAACCTATATATGTTACAGCTAAACAGGAAGTAGAAAAAACTAAACAGATGTATGATCAGTTTAATGGAGAGTTTCATGAGTTTATGGACCCTGCTACTCAGCAAATAGTACAATTACCAGGAGAAGAAAGAGCAGGTTCAATTCCTAATTCTACTACTAGATTAATTCCTATTACTATTAAAGACTTAGTAGAGGATAAGATGATACAGCTTACTCAAATAAAATGTGATAGAGTTAGATGCATTATATCAGTTGGAGATCAATTAATTGTAGATTATATGAAACCTATTTCTGTTTATCCTTTAGTTACTCTAATGAATCATCATGATAGAAACCCATTTCCTCAAAGTGATGTTAGATTAGTTAAAGGTTTGCAAGAATATGTTAATAAAATTAGAAGTTTAATTATAGCGCATGCTTCTAGCTCTACTAATGTTAAGTTACTTATACCTAGAGGTTCTATGGATAAAAAGAACTTAGAAGAAGAGTGGGGCAGAGCAGGTACTGCTGTTATAGAGTTTGATCCTGAATTAGGTCAGCCAATTGTTGCTGGTCCTGTTCCATTACCAAACGAACTATACAACAATGAAAGAGAAGCTAAATCTGATATAGAAAGAATTTTAGGTATATATGCATTAATGCAAGGTGACCAAGGTTCTGCTCCTACAACATATAAAGGAACTATAGCACTTGATGAGTTTGGTCAAAGACGTATTAGATCTAAAAAAGATGATATTGAAGCAATGTTAAATCAATTAGGTTTACTTGTTATAGAAATGATACAATGGATATATACAGATGAAAAAACATTTAGAATTATACAGCCTAATAGAGGTCCTAAAGATGTTAAAGTTAATGAGTTAGTATTTGACGATTTAACTAATGCAATTTTAGGTAGAATAAATGATATTACAGTAGGTCGATATGATGTACAAGTTGTATCTGGTTCTACTTTACCTTCTAATAGATGGGCAAGATTTGAATACTATAAAGAATTATACTCACTTGGGGTTATAGATCAAGTAGAGTTATTAAAACAAACAGACGTAGCTGACATGGAAGGCGTTCTTGAGAGAGCAGGTCAAATGCAAAAAATGCAATCTCAAATGGAAAATGCAGAAAAAGAGATTAAAAAACTTAAAGGCGATCTTCAAACTGCACAGCGTGAATCACTACATGACAGAAAACGTGTTGAATTAAAAGACTTTGAGGTGAAGCTAGCAAAACTGGAAGCAGATATGAAAGCAGCATCTCAATTGTACAAACATCGAACTAACGACCACTTAAAACAAATTAAGGACGAGGTTGACGTTATTGTTAAAGAAGTCGACAGTCCTCAAAGAGTTATGAATGAGGAGTTGTTAGGTATCGATGATGAATAGTTGCTGATAATGACAAACTAGGAGAAACATGGAAAACGTAATAAACACAGAAGCGGCAGTAATGGAAACAACAGATCCAGCAAAAGCACCAATAGGTCAAGCAGGTACAACACCTGAACAACCTAGTTTAAGTGTTACTGGTGATATGGTTAACCCAGCAGCTGAAACTTCTATTGGACAATTAGCAGTTGATGCTGATGCTGTTCAAAATCAAGAAAAACAAAATACCGATCGTTATGAATACTGGCAATCGAAGCACGACAAGACACAAGGTGAGCTTAATCAAATGAGTCAAGAGTTTGAACAATATAAAAACATGATGGGACCTGTTGCTAACGCTATACAACAAAACCCCCAGATCTTGCAAAATTTAGAACAGCAATCGCCTTCCAATGAACCACCTGCCCAGCAGAATTCATTGCAGGCTCCAAATCGTCCTGAAAAACCACATTCTTACAACGAGGTAGACGCATACAATGATCCAGATAGCGATTCATTTAAATATAGATTGTCTGTTGATAAATATAGAGACGATATGATTGATCATTATGGAAAAGTAGACGAATATAGACAAGAGCAACAAACATTAGCATACGAAGCTCAAAGAGAGCATCAAGCTCAAAATCAAGCTGTAAGTTATGCTACTCAAACTCTTGGCTGGGATGCTAATAAAGCAAACAGCGCAATTCAATGGCTACAAAATCCAAGTAATGTAACATTTGAAACTTTATTTAAAGTGTATGAAATGAATCATGCACCAAGTAGAGAACAAATGCAATCACAACAAAAAGTTGCTGAGTATCAACAAAGAGAAGAAAGAATGAAAGTTCCTCAATCTACAGCAGTAACAAGTGGAACTTCTCAGGCACCTATGACTGATGAACAGCTGTTTAATCAAAGTATGCTGGCATGGAAAAAATAATAAACAATCTATCCCTGACCGAAGGCTTATATAGCAGTTGAGTGAAGGGTTTTAGGAGATAATAAGATGGCAGCAAAAGACCTATCGGCATCTGGAGTTCTCTTTACGGATAGACGTAATTTTTACATCGATCCTCAAGTTGTAAAAGAATTGTGGACGGACGTAACTCCGTTTACAACTGTTATAGCTAATAAAGAAACAAGAAATGTTCCAGATCCCGTTTTCAAAATGTTCGAACATAAACAACCTTGGGTTAAGCAAAGCTTTTTCGCAGCTTCAAATCCAGCAGCACCTGGTGCTAACACAGAAACAGTTGACTTTGATGTTGACAATATTGTAGGATTACCTGCATGTGATGCATCATGGCTTGGCTTAGAAGTTGAGTGCTGGGATTCTACTGAAGCAACTAAAAAAGGTGTTGCAATAGTAACAACAGTTACTGATTCAAATACAATCCAAGTAACACCATTAAATGCTGATTTAGACATTGCAGATAATGATGTATTTCATGTGATTGGTAATGCACATGGTGAAGGTGGTTACTCACCTGAAGCATGGTCAGATGAACTTAAAGTAGTTTATAACTCTTGTCAGATTTTTAAGAATCCTCTTGAAATTACTGGTACATTGTTAGAGGCAGCTTTAAGAGGTGATTCATCTGAGTTAGCCAGACTAAGAATGCAGAAATCACAAGAACACAAAATCCAAAAAGAAAGAGCTTTCTTATTTGGTAAACGTGTTGGTGGTACTGGATTAGGAGATTCTGCTTTCGCTGATGGATACAATGATACTAACCCTTCTGAAGGTGTTATGGCAGATGGTGGTATTAATGGTGCAGCAGTAGGATCAATAGCTACTCCAGCAGGTTCAGGAGCAGGTAAAGTAAGAACTACTTATGGTATTCTTTCAGCTATTGAAGCTTATGGTGAAGCTACAACAACTCATGACTATCAAAACATATTTACAGCATCAGAAGCAAGTTATACATATGCTAACTTTGTTGATGATATGGAAAAAGTATTCCAATATGTTCCAACTTCAGGTGTTAAGAAAGCATTTGTTGGAGCTGGTGCATTAGGATACTGGTCTAAGATAGCTGGTAACGCTGGGTTCGCTGGTAACAATGGTTGGACTGTTAACATGGGTGATATGAAAAGAGATGCTCTAGGGTTTAATTATAGAACTTTAGAAACACCTCATGGAATGCTACAAATGATTCCTACTCCTGCTTTACGAGGACCATATAACAAATACATGTTAGTTGTTGATGATGACAATCTATTTCATTCACAGTATAGAGCTTCAATGTATCAAACCAATATCAAAACTGATAATGCGTATGATGGCGTTAAAGATCAATACATGTCTGATGAGGGAATTGGAATCACTAACATTAACTCACATTCGTTAATTAAGATCACAGCGTAAGGGGGGCTAATCAATGGCTAGACCTTATATCGGTGGAACAAATGGCGGAGTAAAAGTAGTATCAGCTGATACATCTTTACAATTAGCAGATTCTGGGAAAACTGTTTTCTTAGATGGTAGCGCAGCTAATGTGCTTACCTTACCTGCTCTTTCTAAAGGGTATGAGCTAAAGGTTATTTTAACAGCTACAGGAGCAGCACCAACAATAGTAACTAATAGTAGTGCCAACATAATGGTTGGAACTGTATTAAGTGCTAATAACGATGCAGCTCAAGCTATACAGTCTGATGCAGATGCAGACACTATCACTTTTGTTGATGGTGCAGCACCTGGTGACTATTGCGATTTAATATGCGATGGTACAAATTGGTATGTATTTGCTTTTTCTGGTGTAGATAGTAAAATAACTATTACTAAGGAATCCGCTTAATTAGTTTAACAGAACTAGGAGCAAGTCGTATAAAGGGCTTGCTCCAAATCTGCAACAAAGGAAACTATGGACTTTAAAGATAAAATAACATATTATATAAGTACAACAGACGGATACACTGACGCAGAAGCGCAGCAATACATTATTGATGGTTGTTATGATGTGTATAGAAAGTTTAAATCGTTAGAAGGATCAGACACTGCTCAAAAGTTTGGAGTATGGTCAGATCCTGCTATAACAAATGGAACTGCTATAGATATAGACGAAGTACATGAAATTATATATGTACAAAGAAACGGTATACCTGCTATACAAGTTAGCCCTAGCAATATACATAAATATACAGATGTTGATTCAATGCATTATGCTTCAGCTAATGATCCTGTATATTATTTTCAAGAACAATATATGACTGTTAAACCAGCACCAGATGGATCTAATCCTTTATATTATATATTTTTACCAACATATGCAGTAACAGCTTATGATGGTCCAACTTCATCAATAGATAAGTTTCCAGCAGAGTATTATGATTATGTATTAAAATACGCTGCTTATAAAATAGCAGAAGCATTAGCACATAATTATATGGAAGATGAAGAAGACGCAGAATTAAATCAATTGATGACTGCTAGAGCAGGAGCTCTAAAAGTAGAATATATGGAAATGTTTTCAACAGGAGGAACAGAACAATAATGACTTTAAAGCAAATGATAGAAGTAATAAAAGAACAACATCCTGAAGTATCAGATCAAAGAATTATACAATTATTAAATCGTGCAAACAGAGAATTTAGTATACAATCCAGAGTATCAAACAGCTCTTATGTAGTATCAGGAGGTACAGTAAAGAATCAAACATATTATACTT